CCAGTCAAAAAGAAGATATCAAAATTATCTTGCAGTTCTAAGGAATTATGTCACAGGAAACCAATCTCAACGTCGCTCCATATTTTGACGACTTTGATCCTTCTAAGGATTATTATAAGGTTTTATTCAAACCCGGTTATCCAGTACAAGCGAGAGAATTAACATCTCTTCAATCCATACTGCAGAATCAGGTTGAGAAGTTTGGACAGCACTTTTTTAAAGAGGGTGCAAAAGTAATTCCTGGAAATACAACATATTCAACTAACTATGAGTGTGTTGTTTTAGAAAATACTTATCTTGGAGTTCCACTCTCCGATTATGTTGAACAATTAGTTGGATCTCAAATCACTGGACAAGATTCTGGTGTAAACGCTACTGTTGATAACTATATTCTTAGTTCTGATTCCACTAGAGATCAAGTTACTTTATTTGTAAATTACTCTGGTTCGGGAACAAGTAACCAAGAGAGTGTTTTTAGATCTGGTGAACTTTTAACTTCAAATGCCACCATTTCCACCGCAAACACACTGATTGCTGAAGGTGTTCCTTTCGCATCTACTGTAAGTGAAAATGCTACAGCAATTGGATCTGCATATTTCATTAGCAATGGTGTATATTTTGGAAAAGGAACTTTTCTGAATGTATCCGATCAAACTTTAATTTTAGATCAATATAGTAATACTCCAAGTTATAGAATTGGTTTATTAATCGAAGAGACAATTGTTAATGCTGATCTTGATCCCTCACTTACGGACAATTCTGCAGGATTTAACAATTTTGGTGCTCCTGGAGCAGACAGATTAAAGATTTCAACTTCTCTAGCCAAAAAAGATTTAACAGATTATGATGATAGTAATTTTGTTGAACTTGGAACTGTAATCGATGGTGTATTGCGTGAGAGAAACACCGGTGATTATTCTTTTATTACTGACGAATTAGCAAGAAGAACATACGCTGAGTCTGGTGACTATTATGTTAAGGCTTTTGGACTCAATGTAAAAGAGTCTTTAAATGATCGAGAGGGAAATAGAGGATTATT